CAATCTTCGGGTCGATGCCGTTGTACAAGCGCCACATCCAGATGTATCCGCCGTAGGTCTTGTTGAACGATGTGATGAGCTTCTTGTAGTCGAAGGTCTGTGCGTCCACGCCGTTGATGTAGAACACGCTCTTCAACTTGCCTCCCTCTAACGACTCCACGTCCATAGCGATGTTGTTGATGTGGGTTGCAGGGTCTGTAGCGACACGGTTCCATGAGGTGCGTGTCTTGTACATGAACTCCTCAAGGGGCATATCGATCATCTGCATGAACTCAGCACGGCGGATGCGGCGCTTAGGAGTGATGGCGTACTTAGACGTCCACTTCACCACAGGCTTACCGTCTGCTCCCTTTCCAATAAGGCGCGCCCAGTATCCTACACGGACCATCGGGTCCTTCATGTCGTCTGCCTTGCCCTGGTAAACCGTTTCAAACGGCTCGCACAGGAAGTCAATGCTCTGTTCGCTACAGCGAATCTGGTTCCACACATAGTACACGTTCTGGCCAGCAAGGCTGCTCGGAGCCTCGTGCTTCACCCATCTAGCGGGCTGCGTTAGTGTGGCCACGCCGTTTTCGTCCTGTCCCTCGTACACAAAGCCCATCTGGTGCAGGGCGTTTGCGATGTAGTTGAGCGCGTACATACCGAACAGCTCCACCTTCTCAGGCATGAACTCGCAGGTGTAGTACACACGGGTTGGACTCGACGATATGTCGGTCACCTCATAGATGCGGAACGGGTAATTGGTTCGTGTCTGAATCTGCCCATCGTATTGTGCAAATTCCTCTGGGAGGTCTAACACCTCTAGTGCTTTTTGAATGTTTGACATTGGATTTATTTATTAATTCGCGATGCTAATTTACAAAAAAAAGGGGCAGCCACGCTAGGCCACCCCCCTTAAACAACTATAACAACTATAACAACAATGAATACAACGATAGGCCCACCAAGGCTACCGATGTACATTTCCAAAATATTTTTCTACGGCGTTCCTTCTTCATCTCGTGCTTCATGTCGTTGTACGACATCTCGAGGAACTTGATCTCCGCCTGTTGGTTCTTGCGTACCTCGTCGCATAGTTCGCCGTTCTTTATGGCGAGGTCTAACGCCTGCTGTGCAGTGGTCAGCTGCTCACGCATCTGCTGTATGCGGACCGATCGGGACTCGATGGTCTTCTTGTCCTGTAGTATGGTCTCAGCGGCTGCCGAGATTACCTCCTGCGCCTCACGCGGAAGCTGGGGGCTAGTTGGCTGGGCGTAAACGCCCTGTACGATACTCGTTAAGAAGATAATTCCAAGAGTTAACGTAAAGTGTTTTAAGTGAGTCATTTGACATTTTTGGTATTCGTGAAACAATTTTTTGTGCCTTGTCGATGCGTTCCTGCTCCATGATGAACTGCTGCTGGTCGTGTACGATAAACGAGTCAAGTGCTTCCTTGGTCGCGCTTATGATCACGAGGTTTGAGTCCATCTGAGACTGGTACTTCTCGTTAAGTTGGTGTAGCCTCTCGATGGCTACGGACTCGTTCTCTGAACTCTTCTCGATGCTTCCCATGTGGAAGACCATGAAGAATATGCCGCAGAGTATTACCACGGAGAGTGCGAGTACGATCAGGGTGTAAATGTTTTTGGTCTTGTCCATCATTCAAAGTTAGCGTAACCTAGGTCTTCCCAGGTTGGTGGTTGTATCATTTTTTTATTTCTTTTACCTTGTCCTTGTAGTAGTATATCAACTCCTTTATCTTGTCAAGCGGTAGGCTAAGGCGGTCGTTGCGTAACGACTTCAGCTCCTCTAACTTGGTCTTGCCTATGCGCCTCTCGATGCCGATGGCGTACTCAAGGAGGTTACCATGCTTGTGTTGGTTGCAGCCCACGCACTGTCCATGAACATTCGTTTCTGAAAACCTAAGGTTAGGGTACGACCCCACGGAATAAAAATGACCTGCGTCATACTTACCCTGTAGCTGTTTGCCGCAGCTGATGCACCCCTTGCCTTGGTCTCTGAGGCGGATGTATTGGTTGAACACCTGCTGGAGTTCTTTCCGCCACTGGGACACGGACTTGTTACGTTCCTTGACCTCCTTCAGTTCCCGCTTAATCTTCTTGTCCTTCTGCTTGGAGGAGTATGCAATCATGCATTCAATGTTCTCACACGTTGCCTGCATGGTGCTGTACTTGGGGATGAACTCCTGTCTACAGATTCTGCACTTTTTACTCCTCTCCTTCATGGGCTGTGTTATTTTCCTGCGGGTTTCCACTCTGCCTGTTCCTTAGCCAAGTTCGCCTTGATGGTCTCCTTGAGCGTTTCGATACAGAAAGGGATCGAGTCCTTGTACTCTTCAAAGTGTTCACCGAATTGTTTGTCGTTGATTTCTACGTCAAAGGTAGTGACTCCGTTCGTTGTACGCAAGACCGTAAACGTCCATTCCTTATTCTTAACACCAGGGAAGCACATCGTGATTGTCCCTGTAAAGTACTCGACCTGCTTGGTCGGCTTGTCTGAAATCTTTATCATAGCTTTATGTTGTTTTGTTCTAGCAGTCTGAAAAACTCTTGGTATATCTCGTCGCACAGCTCCCATTTGTCGGCTGGCATCTCTTCGTACTTTACTCTACCTCTGAGGTAGTTTCTGATGTCATTCAGAGCGTAGGCCATCTCGCGGCTTTTAATAGCCATGTCGAAGTATTCCTGATCCTCAGGAAGATTGAATTCAAGTATTGCTTTCATTTGTCACCTCCTTCGTAGTAATATGCATAAAATGATTCATGTTTAAATCCTGAATTCAAGTAAACACAAAAGTTTTTTGTTAATCGGCTTTCATGAAATGCTTCTTCCATCTGGTCAATCTCCATTGCTTTGGCTTGTTTGTATAAATCATCAAGTAAATCATTAGTACCAAGTTTTGTAGAAATTTCTTTCTCTAACCACTCTACTGCTGTTTGTTTTTTCATGTTGTTGTTTTTTACAAATATAACTCGTGTGTATTGTTAATGCAATTATTTTTTTTGACTTCCGTGTTGCGGTCGCCATACATTTGTCCCGTTCTCACATTGCAGTGTCTGGTACCAGTGCAATGTGGGAATTGAGAAATCTAATTCTCATGCCAAAAATGCCCTCGGACGTACCAGACGAGGGCTTTTTTTTTCCCCAACCCCACCACCCGAATCAGCCCTGTCGGTGCAAGAGGCAAACTTCATACGCGAGTATGTTGGATCGGGTAGCTGCCCCTTTGTGGGGCGGGGTAGTTTGTTTTTCACGGGGGGAGGCTTTTTCTTTTCTTCTCTTTAGGTTTCTTCTACAGACTTGTTTCTTTTCTCTTGTTTTCTTTTAAATGAACCCAAGGGTCTAACCTATCTGAAGTTGCTCATTTGGGTCGGGAATGTATATATCTAGCGTCTCAGCAGCAAACTGCTTGATGTGTTCCATGTACTCAATAAATTCCTCCGTTGCCAGTTCCGACGTTTTGCGTGGTATCTTCATGACCTCACCCGAATTGGGGTCAGTCAGTTCAGAGTAGAGGAACCTGCCCTTGAGGAACTCATGGGTGAGGTCGCGGTCGATGTCGTGACCAAGTTCCCTCAGCCTGTCCGACACCATTGCCACAACCACGCCCCAGTAGTATGCGTTCTGCACGTCGGAGCGGAAGCGTTTCTTTAGTTTGACTTCGACGGTCACAGCCAAGTCCTTTTCACGGGACATGGCTCTGACCTGCTCTTCGAAGAGGGGGCGGTCGTAGATCCGTAACGCCCCTTGTGGTGTGATCACTGCGTTGTGCTTCATTTCACCCTCCATAGTCGGACGCCCGTGGGGAACGCCTGTGTCTTGAACTTGTGGTCTGGGTTCTTTCTACAGAACATGGAGGCCGCAGCCGCTAGCTTCTGTTGCATACGCTTGACGTCTATCTTCTCGTTGACAAAGAAGGAGTTTCCTACCTCCATGTCGCGGAACGGGTACTTTGACTTGCGTGTTGTTGTTGTTGGTACGGGTACACCCGTTTCGATTTGGATTCTCATGCTGCCTGTGTTATTGATTGTATTAATTGTTCTTGTGTCACGTACACTTGGTCCTGGGGCTTGACGATGATGTCGTCGCCATCCTTGAAGATTAGGTATGTGCTGATGCGGTCTTCGTACAGGTTGATGTCCTGCTTGTAGATTGCGATGTGCATCATCTTGTTGTTGTGTAGGAAATATACCATATCCCCCACGTTGTAAAGTGTTTCGATTATCATTTGGTTTGTTATTAAATTTCTTCCTCTTCCTCGGTTACGCCGAATCGTTTTGCTTGTTCTACTATCTGACTGAAGTTGTATCCTGCGGCCTCGATCTCGGCGCGTACCTCTGCGTTCTTTGGGGTAATCTTGTCACCCTTTGCATAGCGGGCTATTACGCGACTCCAGCGTGCCACTTGGGACTTTATCCCGTCCGAGTAGTTTCGAGGCTCCTCATGGCCGTATAACAGCGTCAGATAGTTGCTGTACTCGATGCCGAAGTTTTTCTTGAACCTAGCGTCCTCTAGCACTATGCTCTTCTCGAGCGGCGGCTGTATGCCCGCGGTGAAGTAGTGCGTGATTGCCGCTAGGTCGGTGAGGTATTCCTGCTCTAGGTCTGCGCTTGGCTCGTATTGGAAGCACATCATGCGCAGGTCGTCCTTGCATATGTACACCAGCTCGCCGTTCAGACCCAAGCCCTTCATGTAGTGGAATAGTTGCAGGCGGTGATGTTTGATGGGTTTCTCAGTCTTTTCCATCATGTCCATCACAAAGGATGAGCACGACTTAATCTCGAGCACCTTTGTCTCTAGCTCCTTGTCGCCGAACTTATCGTACAGCCTCTCGGCGATGTACAGGGAGGATGCTTGGATAGAGTCTGGCAGGTGGGAGGACGTGATGTCCTGCTTTGCACGCTCGATGTCGATGCGTCCCCCCGCGAGGAAGTCGATACGGCCCGACACCTTGAGCATGTTGGGGTACTCGACCATGACGCGTTCCTGTGTGTTGAAGATGATGCCTGCACGCTCTAGCACGTAGCGTACAATCCATTCGACTAGGTTGCCCGCCTCGAACTTACGCAGGCTGCGCATGTTGGGTGGGTTTGTCGGCGTCACCGCCTTCATCTTGAGGTATCGGTCAACGAGCGGCTGCCCGATTTCCGATGCGTAGCAGTAGTCGCGCTGTTCTAGCGGACGCTGTTGGGAATAAACGCATTCATTCCATAGCTGTTGTAGGTTCCAATTCATTTCGTTGTAGATTAAAAAAGATTGTTTTGATTTCGTTTGGTATGTTCTTGATCAGTCGCCCAGTCGATTGGTAGCTAGCTGAGACCCTGCCTATGTACTTCACGCGCCTGCCTACAATTGCATAAACGTCACGCGAATGTTTGACAACCTCATAGCCCTCTTTCGTTTTATATAGCCTTGTCATTTAGATTGCAAATATAGTTATAACTTCAGTGCTTACGATTAATCTTAACTAATTAAGACTAATTAGCTCCTCAGAGAACACCTCGGCAAGCACTTCTGCTAGGTCATCCTCTTCAGACTTGGTCAGTAGTCGGCGGAACAGCCTTGCGTCGACCCACCATATGTCGTCGGTCTTCTCGTGCCTTGTCTCGCACACCGCGCACATTGTAAACGGGCGGTCAGATTTCAATCCCACGTCAACAAGGTGTATACACCCGCAGTCCATCCGTTGGAGGTGCTGCGCGGTGTATACCTGTCCCTTTTTGACTATGCCCTGTGAATGGTCTCGGATGCAGATGATTTCGTCCCCTGCGCGGTAGTCTATAATCATCTGTCAAGGTCTTTAAGCATCCACATCATGAGGCTGTGTACGAGGTGGTCAATCACCCGTCTCATTGGATATGATTTTAGTTAGGCAGTCTTGCGCTATCTTGAACTGCTCCATGAACTCGTCTTGCTCGATGTATTCGAATTGCACGTAGCTCCTTCTGATTCGGCTTATCTCGTCGCGGAGATCTTGATCGGTAGGCTCAATCTCATCCATCTCAATGATCGGTATTGTCATGTAGTGGTGTATCCTAATTTCGCTGCCTTCCGTGTTAATCATGCCGTAAGAGTACTTCTTGCCGTGCACGTACTTGAAGAACACCGTTTCGTTAATGCGCTCAATCTCTTGCTCGCTTTCGTCCCCATCGTCCCAAGGGTTGGAGAGTTTCCATGAATCGTATCCGTTTATCATTGCTCTAGTGTGTTAAGTATTAGTGTATAGATTTCAACCCGTTCCTTTTCCGCCTCGATTAGCGTGCGGATGATGGCCGTGTCTTGGTCGTTAAGTTCTAGGTTGTTTAGCTGTGCCTCGTAGCCCATGACGCTTTTCCAAGCGAACATGATTTGGTTCTGGGCGTGCTCAATTGCTTTGTCTATAAGTTGCATGTGTTTAGTGTTTAAATGTGGGCGCAATGTAGTTATAAACATCACGCCCACTTGTTAATGAATGTTAACGGCTCCAACCGCACCCGCCGTTGTCGTGCCTTACAAAGTTTTGGCTCGGCGTCGAGCGCAGGTGGTCTTGGTAGCCCGCGCCTCGCTGCGTTGTGCAGGATGCTAGGAGCATTGCTGCGATGATTGCCATGACTACGACCGCTATGATGTTGTCGTAGGTTCTGAGTTTCTGTTGTCTGTCCATGTTGTTGTTATTTAATGAAGTCGTTGTATACAAATTGTCCCGTCTTGATGTACTCGATTGCCTCCTCTTGGTAGACGTAGTGCACGGCGCTGCTGTCGGGCATGAACAGGGTGAACATGCCGCGGCCTGTGTCGGGGTCTTCACCCTCGTACACTACAGATCCGTTGTCTTGCATTTCACGGAATTGCATTTCCGCCGTGTGTTGGTGCAGCGCCATGGCTGCGAAGAATAAGATTTTCATGTTGCTGTTGTTGTTTATTGTGCTAGTTTATACTGAGTGCTGCGGCTGCTCTTGTCTTCGTAGACGGGTAGCTTGGCATTGAATAAGTCTTGGATGTTGTATACACTCATCCATTGAAACATGTTGTAGTAGCCGCGTGTAGTCTTGATGTACAGGTGCCACATGTTGCAGCCTCCAAAGTCGCTTGTGTCTTTTACTGCCTTGAGGTTGCCTTCGATAACCTCGAATGGTTTGATTCCGTTGCTCATAGTTGTTGTTGGGTTTAATAGTTGTCGTCGTATGCGATGATTGATTGCAGGTCTTCATCGTCCATCCATCGTTCGATGAGGACGAGCATACCTTCCGTGCCTAGCTTCTGAAGCAAGGCGTTGTACTGCTTGGTTAATTCTGGGTCATGGCTAACCTTGCCGCTGATGCCCATGTACTCTTGTTTCATGTTGTTGTTAATTGAGGTGTTCGATTTCGCTGTCGTCTAGATAGATTCGGATGCCGTTGTCTAGCTGTATCCAATTGTCGCCTGCGCTGTGAATGGTGCGGCCTATCAGTCTATCGATAGTGTCCGCTGTGAGTTTCTGAGTTGTCATGTTGCTACTTTGTTAGTTTAAAGGTGATACTTACGAATGGTATTTCTATCCAATACCTGCTACCCATTCGTTGGTAGAGGAAGCCCATACCCTTGCAGTCTAGGAAGGGAATGTTGCGGCGGATGCTAAAGTGTTTCATGTTGCTTAGTTGTTTGGGTACGTTCCGTAGATTACATGGTAGCAGCTATCGCATGCCATGTCGCTGCCGTCCGTTTGCATTACACAATCGTGCAGGAGCATGTCGTTGTCGATGCTAGAGCCTAGCCATAGGGCCGCGATAAGCACGGCGATGAGGGTTAACTTGGTCTTCATTGTTTGGTGCTGTTAAAAGGGTTCGTATTGAGTTTCTTCGCTATCCTCGTCATCGACTGATAGCTCTATCATGAAGTCATAGCCATGGCCGCCGCCGAAGTATGTGCCGTCCATTGGGCTTTCCTGTACGTCGTAAGACCGCTCGTCGCATAGCTCCGTGAATAGTGTGTAGGCGCGGGTGTAGCCGCTGATTTCCTTGCGCATGGTCACCTCTCCCGATGTCATGCGCGTCATTTTGATGATGTACATAGTGTTCATATAAATTGTTTAGAAGCAGGGAGGGGAATCGAACCCCTCCAAGGCCACCATGCCTGCTTGCCGTTAGGCTACGATTTTCGCTAGGATGTCGAACGCTTGGCCGTCCATTGAACCTGCGTTGCCTGTCATCTTAGCCTCGATACGGCCATTCTCGCGGTTGGGAGCGGACGCCTTGTGAGTCGTGTAGTGGGTAACGCCGCTCATCAAGCCCCATAGCGAGCCTCCCTTGTATGCTGTCTCGCGGCGGATGCTGTCTAGCAGGTCGCTTGCGATGTTAAACTTGCGGGCGCTGTGGTCGGCCTTGATGCTGCTCTGGGTCTTGGTAATGTCCACGTCCGTGAGGCTCAGAACCACGCTGCGTACAATCTCGGGGGTCATCTGAGCGTTGGCCATCTTGAAGAAGGTATCATACAGGCTCTCGTCGGCCTTGATTATACCCAGAATCTGATGCTTGGCCGCCTCGATGCGGTCGCGCATGCTAGAGGTGTGGCGGACGCGGCTCATGGCCTTGTCGCGGGCTGCTCGGTAGAACGTGTTCTGACAGCTAATCGTGTACCCTAGGGACCCGAAGCAAACGCTGCTGCTGCCGTCGAATGAGTTTAGCGCGGTCACGTACTTTTCTACGCGGTCGTTGTTGTCGCCGATACCCGTCACGCTGCCCGCTGAGAGTTGCAGGTAGACCTTCTTGCCGCCGTTAAGAGCGCCGCCCTTGTGGATGCTGTAGCCAAACTCGCCTGCGATAGCCTCGCATAGTTCAGCAAGTTCGTCGTTCTGAAAGACCGCGTATTGCTCTGACATGACGCCTAGGATAGCCCCGTTGTCGGCACGTTGGTTAGCCCATGCACTATCGACAGGCGTGCCGTCGGGTGTGTAGAGTTGTACCTTGTTTACCTGCCAATCGAGTCCTGTAGACTGAAGGGTTTCGATTGTCTTAGCGCCTGTGGCAATGTTTGACAGCATGCTGTCGAGGTTGAAATTGTTGTTCATAGTGTTGAAAATAAATTGTTGTTAATGAATTAGAGCTAGGGAGGGGAAGCGAGCCCCTCCATGGCCACCATGCCTAGCTTATATCGCAATTCTCGAGTCGTCGGTACACTCGTACCAAACGCCCGCGTGCTTCTCGTACCATTCGTCCTCATCTTCTACGTCCCACTCTGTGTAGCAGTAGGCCTCGTCGTCGTATGCCTCGTCGAGGTCCGCATAGCCGCAATTCCGTGCGAACTTCTCAGCCGCTTCGCGCTCGGCGAAGTACAGCAGCGCGTCCTCAAACAGGTAGCCTTCATTCATACCCTCGCTAGTTGCGCTGCATATGCGGGCATATCGCGGCACGTCGGCTATGTAGATTTCAACCTCGCTGTGCGGGTCGCGGGCTGCGTACTCTTTGAACATTGCGTCGGCCTGCTGCTTTGTAAGGCCTGCCGTGTGTAGCGCGGCGTCCATGTAGAACGCCCATGTGTTTGCTGTGTTTTTCATGGTGTGTTGTATGTTAATAAACGATTTGCATTACTTCTAGAAGGATATCCTTTTGGCCATTTAGCACGGCCCATTCGGGTTTGAGGTAGTACAGGTGCTCTGATTGCATGGCGTCCATTTTAGCTATCACGCTGCTGTAGATAGCGGCAAATTCCTCGAATTGGTGTTTGTTCATGTTGTGTTGTGTTATAAGTTAGAGACAGGGGGAGGAAACGAGCCTCCCCATGGCCACCATGCCTGTCTATTTTAGGCCGCGCATCAGCGTGCGGTAGCCTATGTGTTGTAGCTCCTGTTCCTTGTGCCTATCGGCGCTGTACCCGTCGTTTTTAAGGCGCAACCAACAGCCCGCGAGCATCCTGTTGTCTTCCTCGTTCTCAGCGCCATACCGCATTACATACGCGCCTTGGTAGGTCACCACTAGCTGCATTTGCAGGGGCAATTGCGGGTTGTGAATCTCGGCAACCTCTACGCGGTATGAGACCTCGATGCCGTTGGTCATCTCTACGCGCTTGGTTTCGCTGTTGTAGCTAGATACGTGCATGTCTACTAGCTGTTGGATAAAATCTTGAGTTGTCATATGAATAGTGTGTATTAAGTTTAGAAACAGGGCAGGGAATCGAACCCCGCCTTGCACCATGCCTGTTTAAATAGCGATTGTGGCCGCTTCTACGCCGTCATATTCCACCCACTCTTTTGCAAGGCCCACGGCGGCACCCTGTAGGTAGATTATAGGCGCCCAATCGGGGTCCTTTGAGTTGTAGCCGTACTCATTCGTCCTTTCGTACATGTTGATATGTCCCTTCTGTACTAGGGACGAGAGCACGCCGCGCAGGACGCTTGTCTTTATGCCCGTGGCCCTAACTACGTCGTGTACGTTCACGTCTGAAAAGCCTAACTCGGCATACATTCCGTTAGCGATTGCTGTTAGCGCTGTGCTTTCGAGCGCTGTGAGGTTGGTGATTTCAATCATGTTGCTGTGTATTAAGTGTTAGTACAACGCGGGGACTCGAACCCCGTACACACCTTGCGGGGTGTAGCGCCTGCCGTTGCTATAGTTGCCATTCAACCCACATGCATCTTCACATGCGGTTGAAATCGGTTGCAGTAAACAAAGAACTTGCGATTTTACAAGCCTTGCGACTTGGGTTCTATTCGTCCTAGACACCCTTGCACTCAGTAGGCTTGCGCTTACCTTCTCAGTTAGTCTAGGCTGCGGATATGAGAACAACCACCCGCTTAACCTCATCCTGTTGTGGGTGTGGTAGACACCCCGTTAACGTAGTAGAACCGATGTCCCTGTTAACTGAGGGCAAATATATGGGGGTTCTAATCTTCATTCCTAATAAATTATCACTTAGTACCAATATATTCGCCTAATTGAACAAAAGTGTCGACGAATGACTATTTATTATCGACGAATATCTAACTATTTTCATGCAATCTCTTGGAACCCGCGTAAACATTGACTATCTTAGCAGCAAATCTCCTACAAGCCTTACTGAGTCAGCGTTTCAAGCCTACAGGCCATACCTAGGCGCGGGCAAACTCGCTACAGGCAGCACCAATACACATAGAAGGGAAGGGAAGAGATCCCCAAACCCCCAAGGTAGCATAGAAGTCACTCGGGCACGCCCGCACATTGGGCCCACCAAACCTTGGGTTGCCCCGAGCAAACCAAGCCCCCCTCCCGAAACCCCTGTAAACATGCGGAAATCGCTTTAAATCGACGTTCGACGCATGGGTGATATGTAGATACCACCGCTCCCGAGATAGTGGCCCTATGCCCCCTCAGAATGCTATTGAGAACGCGTCTAAATAGGGATATATTCCAAGCAGTTTCTGGGTGTAACGCTCTAATATTCAAGGGGATAGGCATGCGAGCAGGGCTGCTAGGAGTCCAAGAATGCCCGCCTCGGGGCTGTGCTAGACGCCCTGTGAACGAAATGTTAAAAGTGTTAAAATACTAGGTTTGGGGGCGCGATTGCCCTAGAAAAGGCCATGCATAAACGTAGCACTACAAGAGTGTTTAGCGGCATGTGGTTGGTTATCAGTGGGTTAGTCTACTTTCTCCACGGGTGGGAGACCAATAGTGGCGGCATTATGGTTTGGTATGGCCGCGCATGTGTTGTATGGTGCTGCGTTGTATCTGTACATAATAGATTGTGTACCCATGCCCCTGCCGAGGTGACACCAATACATAACCATATGTTCCACGTGGAACAGGAATCGACCCCACCCCCCCTGCTAAACGCGTTTCGGAAGTTGCGGTCGCTTGGGGGGGACTAGGGGGGGACCCCAACCATAGTTAGTTTACAGATTATGACCCCAACCAGGATAAGTTTGTAAATTATGTGAACTTGTATATATTTGTAAAAAAAAGGCACATGATATCATCACAGGATTATAAGGACAACATGTTCGGCATGAGCATGGTAAACCAGTTCTTGAAGAAGAAGAAGAAGGGGGAGGAGGCCAAGGAGACTGTAACGTGTTCACGCGATGACAGCGGTCATACCTGTTCTGACGAACGTAACGAAACAAGACGTGGCGGCTCTATAGACGAGGGCAAGGGTGCTGTTGCTGGCGGAGGCGTTGGTGGTGGCAAGCCTAATGAGGTTTTGAGTCCGAAACAGGCTGAAAAATGGGGTAAAAAGATTGGCGAGGTAAAGAAAAACGCAGCTCCGATGAACAAGCTGACAAAGAATCAGATGAAGGCACAATCGGCAATGGGTCCACCAGCGCCTAAAAAATAAGCCATGGCTAAAGCAATGGGCAACGGGGCCAAGACGACGTTTGGCAAGAGACGGGACGGCAAGGCGTTAAAGCGCAAGTCTCCCAAGGACAAGAATGTAAAACCAACACGAGGACAGGGATGAAAGCAAAGGCGGGGCTATATGCAAACATCAACGCCAAGAGGAAGCGAATTGAGGCAGGATCAGGCGAGCACATGAGGAAGCCTGGCACACCAGGTGCGCCTACGGCAAAAAACTTTGAGCAGTCAAAGAAGACAGCAAAAAAAACCAAAAAAAAATAAGGGATGGCAAGGTCACCAGCATGGCAACGTAAGGAGGGTAAGAACCCATCAGGTGGATTGAACGCTAAGGGGAGGGCATCGGCTAAGCGAGAGGGCCACAACCTCAAGCCCCCAGTGTCTGCCGCCCAGGCTAAGAAGTCTCCCAAGAGCGCTGCTCGCAGGAAGTCCTTCTGTGCCAGGATGGGAGGAATGCCTGGTCCCATGAAGAAACCAAACGGCGAGCCTACACGTAAGGCGCTTGCTTTACGGAAGTGGGACTGCTAAAGATGCACGGGTTGTGTAGACGGCCCGTTATATTTACGATTAAAGCCAGGGTAACACCTGGTTTTTTTTATAGCTCGTAGCTGTCCTCGCACCATATGGGAGTCTTCTCTCCAACCCAGGCCCCAGCCACGTTGAACTGAAAGTGTTCTATGGCATCCTCTGCCGTCATCTCTTCCTGCTCGATCAAAATCTCAATGCACTTGCTGCACGAGTATATCAGGCGTGATGACCCGTAATCCACACCGATAACAGCGTCGTCAAAACCATCCGCGATTAAAAACTCGTCGTCTGGGTAAAGGTCAAGCAGGACCTCTAGGTAGTTCTTGTATTCCTTAGGCTCGTTCATAATGAAAATAGGATTAGAATGATTATTGCGTAGATTGCCAGCCACACTAGGTATGGGATGAGGTTTTCAAACTCCTGGCTGTTAAAGAAGTTATATTTTCGCTTCATTTCTCCAGAGTTCTTTTGCCTGTTCAAGCAGTTCATCAAACGATTCTGACACGTACTCCCCCTTAATGGAGTCGCCCCACCATTTACCGTCGCGA